CATTGCAGATTAAGATGGAATTTGTGCCGGAACTGGATCCGAGGGTAATAGTGCCGGTCTGGGCAGTACCGCCGACGGTAATGGTTCCTGTCGTCATGCCTGCGCCCACATTGACCGCGCCCGCTACCTGGGTGTTGGCAATATTAACGGTTGACGCGCCAGTACCTGCCGCGATTGCGACGGTGTTTGTGCCAGAACTAGATCCGAGGGTAATGGTTCCGGTCTGAGCCGTGCCGCCCAGTGTAATCGTCCCCGTAGTCATCGCAGTACCAGCAACAATAGCTCCTGCCGCTTGGTTGATCGCGAGGTTTAGGGTTGTAGCTCCTGCGCCATTAGCAATGGCCAAGGTATTTGTCCCCGAAGAACTTCCCAGAACCATGTTTCCCGTCTGCGCCGTGCCACCTATAGTGATCGTCCCGCTGGTTGTCGATGACCCGATTGCGTAAGTGGTCGTCGCCGCCCCGTTCAGCACAAAGTTCCCTGTCCCCGCCTGAAGCGTCAAAGCTGCTGCACCCGTCAATGAACCAATAGTAATTAGGTTGGCCGCCGCATCGTTACCAATACCGATGGTATTGCCACCCCCTGTAAGTGACAAGTTACCCGCACCGACAGCGATTGTAATAGCTCCAGAAGAGCCTCCGATTGTCGTCGCCGCCGTTCCTGTGGCATTAAGAGAGACAATCCCGACCGCTGTTAATGCTGTAAATGTAGCCGCTGCTGGAGTAGTTGTACCAATTGCAGGGGCTGCCGCAAATACCGCGGCTAGGTTGGATGGTTGAACGGCTAAAGCCGTTACACCCGGCGTTGTAGCCGTTCCCGCTACCGCCTGGGCGTTCGTCGCTAGATTAGTGATACCCGTTACGCCAGTTTGAGCAATATTGGCACCAGCCAACACCACACTTTGAACATACGTAAATACATCATTCGCTAGTGGCACCACTGCGCCGGCTGGAGCCGTTCCGGCTTCTAACTGAGCCAATGTTGAAAGGGATACGATACCTGCACTCGAGGTCGTAGCTGCCGCACCGCCGGCCTGGTTCCAAACACCTGCGCCCGTGGTTTCATAAATAGTGTTGGTTGCACCATTTTGATAGAGGACGCGAGTCCCGGGTGGATATACATCGCCTGAGTTAGGGATGCGTAACCAGGGACCCAGCATTTGTGGGTAGACATAGCCGTCTAGGGTGTTGAAAGGGCCGTTCTGTCCGTTGAAAAATGGCTCGGTCATGATGAAAGCTCCATAGCATTAATGATTTGATTGTATTCTCAAAACGTGCTACGGAGGCGATCTCGTGCAGATACAGCCGACAGGTTGCGACCCTGTTTACTCGCTAGCCTGACGCTATCAAAATAAATTATTGTTTGCTACAAAAAATCATTGAGCTTTGACGATTATGTTGGTGGTGGTATCATGTGAGCATAAATAGGGGGTAAATGATGAACGACATACATATTTTGATGGCCATGATCACAGGACTTGGTGGCATAATGTTACTTTTATGGAATCAACTCAACGGCAGACTGGATAAACTTGAAGAAAAAATTACCGACATAGACCGACGTCTGTGCCGGTTGGAAGGTGCGTTTAGTGCAAAAGAATGTTGTATGTTACAACATCAACATGAACAGAAGAAGGCTGAATGATGGATAAGAGAATTCCCTTCAATCGAGAGGAACTTGAGGATTTGCTGCGCGAATGGACCAATCTTTTATATAAAGACAATCCTCCTGACAACATCTTTGAGGATAACTCGTACATTTTGCCAGACTTCCTAGATGGTGTGTTTAGCATCTTCGAACCATCAACATTTTTAAATCCCGGTGAAACATCTTTGGGGCCAGTCTTCAAACAGGAAGTCACTATTGAAGAATCTAAAAATAAGGAGCCGATGGGACATCGTAGAATTTACGAAAATAGGAAATCCTATTGAATATTCCTAATGCGTCAAGACTAAATTGGAATCATATCCAAGATTGCCAACCAGAAGTTGGGGAAAAATTGGTATGTTTAAACATAAGATCCAATGGGGAATATGTTTTTTATATAACGGACCATGTTCAATATGGAACATGGAAACAGGTTAAAGCATTACATAATGAATTAAAACTCGCTCTTCCTAACTTCTGGTGGATACGTTACAAGGACTTCCCTTGGCCCGATCTCGCTAGCCTACCCTTTGATATGGGTAGCCCTGCTGCTTGATCAGGGTATACATACTAGCACCCATCGAGGGGACTTTTCCTTTCCACCATTTGCCCCATCTGTTTTGTCCATTCGTTCTGGCGGGAACAGCGCCTTTCTGGAACAGATCGAATATAGATCTTGGCACTCCCTCGTAGGCGTATATCGGGCCGTTGCGATTAGGATGCTTGCCAAGGAAACGCACCAAAAGCTTACCTGTCTTATCATCGTACGCAAAGCCTTCTACGTTGCTAGAGGGCATAGCCTCTGTTAGTGGTTGTTGTTGTGGCGGGACCTGCGGTTCCTGCTGACCCTGACCTTGCCCCTCTATGATTTGCAAAATGTTTTGCAACATCTGGCCTAGAGCTTGCTGGGATTCGACGTTAATACTCGCCCCACTGCTCTGCAAGAAGTCCATAATTGATTGAGCGTATTGGATCAGCTCGTTCACGCTTGCCCCTTAAATTTCTGTAAGATGGCCTGCCCTTGCTGAAGTATTGCCGCTACCGAAGGGTCTAAGCCTTGGCCTTGTTGCTGTTGATTCTGCATCATCGCTTGTTCCGCACTTCCACCACCCCCATTAGGGTATTGTTGGTTAAACCGCTCTTCTTCCTGCTGCATCATAGTCTGCTTCTGTTGCTTTTGTGCGTTATATGCCTTTACAGCCTCAGCCTTATCGCCTTTTCCGTACACGGTTTCTAGGATCGCAGACCAGGGGCTTTTGTGGTCCTTACTAAGCTTTTCGATGTGCTTTTTGAATTCTGGTTTGAGCTGTGCCATCGCTCCGGCTTCTAGTGGTGACCTACCCTTCTTGATCTCACCTTCGATGAACTGGGATAATTCGGGGGAATATTGCTTGATAATGTTGCCTTCTTCTTTCGCCGGTTCCTGCTCAGGCCTTTTGAATTGTTCTTTTAGATAATCCAAACCTGATTCCACCGAGAGGCCTTGTGACAGTCCACTTTTTAAAAATTCTCCTAGCTTAGGAGCAATCTTGTTTATCCCTTTCATCGCTAGGTCGGTTGGGATATATTCACTCAAAAAGGGCAATACTTTCGAAGCCAGACCCGAAGCACCCGCTAACGCACCCGCCCCTAGACCCAGCGCTGATTTCGCTTGCCCTGTTCTTGTTTGAGCCTTCCTGGTTTCTGCCTCTAGTACCTGTTCATCTGGTCTTGCTATGCTGCTCATTTTTCACTATCCCTTGGTTGCTGGAAATAAAGCTATATCGCCCCAATTTGGGAAAAAATCGCTCACGCCTTGGTCTATTTCCCTGACTAATCGAGGGTTATACCCATACTTGTCTCTATTTTCCCTCAGATAGTCGAAGAAGGCCCTTTCATCGAAGTGCAGAGGATCTCTGTGCTTCATTTCTCTAGCAACCGATAGAAAGCTATCATTTGGTCCCATATGTTCAAATAATTTCTCTGCGAAACGTTTCGTGCTTTTATTGCTAGGACCAATATTCAGATTCGACTTATCTAGGAAAGATTTTAATGACCCTTTCGGCTTATAGGCGATGGCGGCAGCTCCCCCCGGTGATAAATCCAAATTGGATCTTAATAGATTGTATAATTCTTCCGAATTTCCCAGCTCAGACCAAGTGTCCGCAATACTTTCAAGGTTCTTTAGTGTCTGTTCTTTCTTGTGGGGAAGGACCTTGTCCATGATGTCACGATTAGCTATCTCCGAAACTCTGTTTTTGGATTTTGCCAGATCTAATGCCTTCGTAGAATAATATTCTGCCGCTTGCCTTGGAGTCATTTCGCCGGTCGCCACTTTATTTCGAGCCAATTTCTTAAGGTTTAGCTGAAAATCTCCCGTTGCATCTTTGTAAGTTTCATTCCCTTCTTTTTGTAAGCGGGTTTTGAGATCTTTATCGAATAGGTCGTCAACCTCGTTGTCCACGCCTTTTTGATAGTCTAACTGCTTTCGATAAGCTTCCGGTGCGTTTTCGTAGATTTCCCTTTGCCGATTGGCATAATCGGAAGCCTCGTTGAAGTTTGTTGCTACACCTCTGTTAAATGCTTCGTTTATAGCATCTTCCTGTTTTTCCTGATTCCACGGCGCTGCCGGAGTAAATTTATCCGATAGGGGATTTTCTCTTGCTGCTGGTTCATTGGCTAGTGCCTGTTCTCTGCTTGGAAGGTTTGGCGTAAGCGCCGATTGGCCCTGCGATTGTCCTTGTCCTGCCACAGATCCTTGGCGACCAGGAATATTGAAACCCGGGAGCGGTTGCATGGGGTGGCCTGTTTCACCTTGCATTCCACCTTGCCCGGGCGCACCTTCTGGATTCCTTCCCCGCCCATATGCTTGCCTGATCCCCTGTTGTTTCAGCAATTCCGCGCCGCTTTGTAACATTTGTGGGGTAATACCTGGGGTGGAAGCTAGCTGCGAGAACTGTTGGAATGGCGTTAACCCCCGTTGATTCGCTACCTGATTCAACCCATGCGACAATCTACCCCTGGTAATCTCTTCGGGTAGTTGCTCAGCCAACCCTTTGCCTATGCCGGTTCCTATGCGTCCTGCGATGCTTGGCTGCGGTATGTTGATGGTGCTGGTTACCTTAGACATTAATAGCCTCCGAATCTAGGACTTGCTTGTGGTTGCTGACCATAGGGACTGCTATTGGCCCCAACCTTATTACCTCTCCCGCCGAACCAGGAACCCACGGCGTTACCTATGCCACCGCCAAGGCCCTGAGCTAATCCATTGCCAACCGCTGACGAAGCATAGTCTAAGAACCCTGGAGTGCCTGGCTGTTGATTCATCGTGCTAAAGTTGCCTAGTCCCTGTTGCCCGATATTTTGCAGGCCTTGCGCACCCGACTGTCTAAGGTTTGCCCTTATCTGGCCTAAGCGCTCCGACAGGTCTGTGGCACCTTGGACTTGAGCATTGCGGAACCCCGAGCTAGACAGGCCGCCCGCTCCCAGGCCGGCGAACTGCTCCGATATACCAGGAACGATATCTTCATTATATTGCCGCATCGCAGGCGCTGCAAAGGCGTTGTAATCGGATGAGTTGTCGCCCAGCAGATTGCGGTAATAGTCGGCTGTATCGCCAAAAGCACCACCAGCTCCCCTTCCTTGTCCGGCTTGCTGAAGTTGGTTATACAGCCCCTCTTGCTCCGGCCTAAGATTGGACACTTGCCGCATCTTGCCAGGAGTCCCCGTAAGGAAATTGCCGATTGATTTGAATAAATTAGCCATGTCACTGCTCCTGTGTATATTCGAGATAAGCTTTACAGCGATCGTAAGTCCCATCTGATGTTATCAAAACGTTATTACCCACCACCCGTATCGTATCCGAGTTCCCGAATACCGTGCTCGTTAGCGTTGTCGAGTTAGTCGCGCATGCCCATAGTGAGATTTGCTCATAGTTGGCATCATTTGTGATGTTATGCGCTACCGTATTTAGACCCGCCGTAATAGGGCCCACATCCACGACTATTCTTAGCACCGTTCGAAATTGCTGGCTAGATCCCCCACCAGTCTCTATGTTCACTCCAGGGATAAACAACTTGCCAGCCAGAACCTCTTGGTCGATGAAAAAGCCAATCTCACGCACATTTATCGCATTAGACATTCTTTTCAATTGCTCAACAACAGCAGGTCGCGCCTCTTCCCACTTGTCGGGCATGACATCGTACACGGGCAGAAAGCTTTCCAGCAATTGGTCTTCGCTCGGGTTCATTAGTCAAGCCTTTCTATCTTCAGGGTCCAGTAGACATTAGAGAATGGAGTAGCGTTGAAATTTTTTATCTGTAAAATATTCCCACTAGATGCAGCCCTTAGCGCATGCGTGCCTATAGTTGTGTTAAGGCTAAATGTTGTCCCCGTCCAAAGCACTACAGCGGCCACGGCCCCCCCGACTGGATCGACTGTATCCATAGCGAATAAGGTGCATATTGCCCTAGTGATCCCGGTAAAGTCCAAGACGTTAGTTGTCCCATTTGGGGCGATAATGATAGGAGCCGTACCAGAATGTAGGCTGGTCAGAGGCGTTGGCACGGCCAAGGAAGGTCCTCTAGAATACTGCAATGGTCCAACGGCTGTGTATTGCTGAAAGGCATAGAATATGGGGTTTGTTCCGGTTGCAGGGGGTAGTCCTGTCACTGGGTTCGCCACATAAACAGGCGTGGTCACCTGATTGTGGAATCCCTTGTTTGACGTGTTATTGGAAAAGGGGTAGTGATCGATCCCAAATGACACGTCTAATTGCGTGAAGTTATCTTTGATACTCTTATAGTCCTGACTCAATGGAATTATCCCTGTGGGGACTCCTGGATCGTATGCCATTTGATCTCCTAAATTTGTGTCATTCTTCCGGCTTTTCTAATCCACAACACTTGTGCATCGATTTGCACCGATAATTCCTGTTCTTGCCCAGCCATTTGCGCATTCGAAAAGGTATATTCCAATGTTAGAAAATTCGATCTAGTCGGACAAATAACCCTTTGCCAGAACTTAACCCCGCCTTTGCTATTGAGTGATGATGTTGTGGTGGGGATTATTGAGTTGAAAAACGTGTCGGGGTCGGGATTTGGGCTGCCTATATCTATAACATTCAGCGGCGGTGTATTTGATGTTTGATCTTGGTTATAATCGAGATAGACATAGAGACTAATGGCCCCAGGATTGCCGATTTCTGTCGAGACCATGAGGATATCAATATATCCCAACTGGATAGATTGCCCTTCGTCCAGAAAGTTGAACTTCTTGCTAATTATCGAGAAATTTTCTCGTATGTTAATTTGGCCTAGTCCAACGTAGTCTGTCGTCGGCACATCCAATTGCGGGGTGCTAAACTGGTCGTTTGCAGGGTCATACAAATAAAGGGCAAATGTGTTGGCGTTGAGAACTACTATGCTGAAAATGCCGCTATTCAGATTGTCGAATGCCGTCCCAATAGGTATCCCGCTTATCCCTATCACAAACCCGGTCTGCATATTGTGGTTAGGCGATGTGATTACGGTTGCTGTCGTTGTGTTGGCAGTGATGGCTGTGATGTATAGGCTGACAGCATTGACCACCAATGCATTCAAGATCTCTACATATCCTTGCTGATTGCCACCCAAGATAAGAGGAAATGCAGCCGGTTGGTCTTGTACCCACGAAAAATCTGCTTCTATCCACGGTATCGGTGTGTTTATCCATGTGCGGTTGGCTTCAGATTGATAGTTGCCTAGGGCCGTCAAGGAATCATTAAACAACGCCCAGCTGTCGTTTTCATAGTTGTAGACCAATCGCTGGTTCGGAAATATTTGTGATGATGACCCGATCGCTGGATCATAGGACGTTTCTATAGGAACGGTCCAATATGCCAATCGGTTAGGAAAATCCCTTATACCTTGTACTCTTGACACACCGTTATTTTGTGACGCAAACTGGAACACAAAGTCTGGGATCTTTATGTCGATACGTTCTGATTTATAGCTGTCACATTCTACGATGCCTTTGTCGCCAATCCCGAGCAGAGAAGTGTCAAATTGGACGGCTGAAAACAAACTTTCAGCTCCCAATTCAGCATTTACACGCTCAATTTGGAATGGTGATATCGAACGACCAGTATATCTCAGTTGCCATGTCGATCTTTCGCAATAGATAACGAGGTTGTCACGGACGAAACCAATAGCCACGATGTCCTCAGAAGTGGGGATGTCGAGAAATCCACCTTGCCCACGGATATCATCGCGCCATGATCCCTTTGCCGGTATTGGTGGTGCTGCCGCTGTGTAAGGCACAAACGGATTGCCTATGGTCGACCAGCGAATGCGCTGATTGTTATTTGTAGAAAGTGCTGCTGTCGTGCCTTCCCATGTATTAAACACCAACATGCGCCCCCTGAAAGGGAGCATGGCTAGCCAATTCCATAAGTAGTTTGTGGCATCAATCTGGTTCCACGTGCCGCTGGTAAAGTCGACCCAGGTGGTCCCATCGGTGATACGTGGTGGGTCGCTGGTCCCCAGAGATGCTCCACTATTGTTTGTCACCCAGAATAGTTTTTTGTCGACGGTGGTGAATGGCCCTGAAGGGATTGAAAGTGCTGTAGCGCTAGTCCAGTAGTTAGTAGTCCAAAAGAAATTTGTGCCACTTATTCCCAGACCAGCAGCATTCCAGGTGGTCCCTGGGATAAATTCTTTATAAGCATTAGCTACCGAGTCGAATACATAAGCATACTTCTGATCGAAGACAACAGTCTGGTCATTAGCGCTATTTTGCAGTTCGCGTATGCGAATGCCCATCACGGGCAAGCCTGGGTAGTATTGAATGGTCCCCGTCAGGGTTTCGCCTGCACCCGTGATGATGGTTAACACACCCGTGACGTAGTTGATAGTGCCGCCAGTCCCAGTGCCGCCAGTCGCAAGCAAAGTGCCGTCCATGGCGGGATCTGTATAGGTGGTGCCGTCAACCGACCCGACTAGGTTAATAGAGCCGGGGACGATGGTCGCTGTTGTCTCTAGACTGAGGGCCGTTATTAGATTGATCGCGCCACCCGCTAATTCCTTAGCAACAACATCAACAGAGCGCTGCAACCGCCCTAAGAGCTGATAGCCTTTCTTGCGCAAGATGCGCTCACGCCACACATAAGCATTCTGGAGGGTTGGATATGCGTCATCGGGTAATAGAAACTCCTCCCGCTCTTGCACTAGCCCTGTTTCCATCCCCGTGATTTTTAGTGGGCTATATCCCGCCATTAAAACCCAGCCCCAAGGCCATATGCTCCATATCCATAACCTTGTTGTGTGGTATTAAATAATGTAATGTTGGGTTGCGCTATTTCTTCGACCGCTTGCCGCTCTAGGACCAATGCTTCTTGTCGCTTAAAGCCCTCCATCAGATTCTGCACGCCTTCCATATCCTGCCGGTCCCTAAGGATTTCCATAGCGGCCAGGTACGCGATATATTGCACCCATTGATTTAGCACCGGATGGTCTGTGGTTTGCATAAACTGTGATGGCGTTTGATAAGCCTCTATTTCACATAAATACACATTATCTGGCACCGGTCGGATCGTTAATTCGTTGTTCCAAAATAAGACGTTGTACGGCCTTCCAACCTGATATTGCGCCGCCCATACGTTAATCATTGTTCCCGCCGCTGGAGCTACCGGGAATGTCACGTTAATCTGGGTGGTTACGTAGTTGACATTGCCGACATATTGTTGCGTCTGCGGAAAGGCGGGGTAGTTGACGAAAGACGATGGCGGTGCTGGGGGGTTGCTATTAGCATTGACTTGCCCACCTAATGGAGACAGAGCGGGAAGAGCAGGTTGCTGCGTGTTGGATCCATCGAGGTATACGTTGTCTCCGACAGCATTTTGGTTGAGGAAAACAAGTTGCCCAACAGTTGAGTTGCTGCCGATACCAAATCCGTTAACATTTGCGCCTCCGTCATCGATAATTCTGATTGGATTCCCATTCACGTCTATCCCGCCTATCACAACTTGTGTACTCAGGATGCCAAAATTTGGCTGAGGAAAAGGATTCTGATTGTTACCAAAGAGAGTAAAACTGAAATTTGTGGTTACTCCATCCCCACCTGCTGGCTGATATTGTGTTGGATATCTAGGATAAAGATTGAAGAGCTGGTCGCGGTTCTTAAAAAAATTGCCCTGAATGCCCTCGAAATATATCGGTGCGCGAAATCCCACGTAGTTGTTTACGTCTACGGGATATCGGTCGACGTTAGGTATCGTCAAAAACTTGTAGACCTGCCGCATCTGGTCTACCTTGATCGCTGAAGGAAAGTCGTTGTTGTAGACAAGATTCACGTATGCTTGTAGATCAGCGCTAGACAAGGCGGCTTGACTGGCCGAAGCCGTCAAGCGCCTCACTTTCTGTTCGATGTAGCTATAGGTGGTATTTGCCTGTGCTACAGCAACCATCTAGAACCCCGCCGCGTTCGTGAACTTATGCAACCACTCGCCGGCTTCATCTTGTTCTAAAGGTGATTCATCCTTACGGAGTGATTGACCGTCGATGCTTACTAGCCCCGATCGTTTAGGAATGTGTTTGCCCGAATCATTGACTTCTTTGACCAATCCAAGCGGGACTTTATACGTTTTCCCAGGGATGAAATGCCAAATTTGGATGGGGTCACCAGCATATTTGCAATAGGGCTTCGTCAACCTCTCGTGCCTTCCACGCGAGTTGAGATATTCGACTTCGACAATCTTGGAGTCCTCTTTTTTTTGGCGCTGCATTTCTTTCTGGTGCTCTGGCTTCATGCTTTTGAAGTCATCGAAGGGCACGCTGTTGGTTAGTGTGTTGATGAGGCCGTGCATCTCGCCGGATGCTGTAGCTAGTGTCAATTGTGTCATGATTACCTCAATTTCCTATGTTATTGAGCGACTGAAATGGCAGTTTCCTGGTCGCATTGCTAAATTCTACGTTCCTTGAACCGAAAGGCGCTATACTCGCTGGCTGCTCCACTGTAACCCCTGAAGGTATGACAAATGCGTCAAACCCGCTGGAGTCAAGGTTGAGCGTTAAATTCGATCCGTTGATCGCTATAATGGTTCCTACCAGGCCGTTTGCCTGGTACATTTTGTAGGACTGTGGCACGGTTAATCGCACGTTCATACCAATCAGGTATGTATCCGCCTCCGTCGATGTGTTGCCAATCGCTACCGTAATCACCATAGGTGATGTCTGGCTAATCGCCGTGATCAGTAGCGAGCTGGGAATCTGCACAACAGGTGGTAAATAATTGTTCGCCACATATCTCTCCAAAAAGAGAGGGGGACTAGCCCCCTCGTCATTAACTTGGCACTGGTGCGTTGATGGTTCCGGTCTCCATCTTGAATGCCTGCCATACAATAACGTCGGCTGCGACTCCTCCGGGGGAGGCCGCTCCCGTAGGCACGATCATATATGGAATGAAAATGCCCGAGCGGAAAGGCACGTTTGTAAAGTCATAACCCGTGGTCACGTTAGTGATCGGATTAAACGTCGCGGCTTGGCCTGCAGGTGCCACTGTCGGGAACAATGTCGCCGTTGGCGACAACGTGCTCGCTGGCAGTGCAAATGCCGTGAAGTTAGTTGTGTTGACGTTGATCGTAAAGTTGTATGCATCCACGACCGTCGACACAATAACCGGTTGGCTGGCTGGCAAGTAGAAGTTGTTTAATTGAACCATCCCGCAAGATGCAGGGATCGTGAATTCAATCTTTTGTCCAACGACTAAACCGTGTTTTTGTGAGGTGGTCACTTGTCCAGAAGCCGCTTGCGTGATCTTCGTCACGTAGTGGTAGCTAGGTGCGACCGGTGTTGTTACACCAGCTGGGCTTTGTGTCAATCGACGCACTGTAAACGCTGTGGCTGAACTTACAAAAGCGCTGGAGTCTAGCCCAAGCAGGGTAAACGCCGAACCGGTTACGGATGAAATGGTGAACACCATACCCGAGATCTGCTCCATACCCACGGCATTGTAGATAACAACTTGATCGCCTTCGGAGTATGTATTTGTCACCGAAGCGACAGCAGCAGATGCTTTTGTGATGGTTGTACCGGTCAACGCAGCCTGTGGGACAGGATTAGTTGTAACGTAGGTGAAACCATTGGAGGCCGTGCTGTTCGAAAACTTGTCGATCAAGATGGCGCTGGAGCCGGCTTTAGTCCATCGTAACCCATCATTAACAGCCGTGATGCCACCGCCGAACCACTCGCCTGCAACGCAAGCTGTAGGAGCGGCTGTGCCCATTTGGGTGATGTTGATGGTTTTAAAATAATCCACGCTACTTGGTAGTGGGATGATCTGGTCGACAGCCGTTGCCGGCTGAGTAAACGTACCTTGAGTAATCAATGTAAATGCCATAAACTTAATCTCCTCTTATTAGCTTGGTTGGAATGTTGTTACATTCAGTCCAGAGATCCAGTTTTGGTTTGTGATCGCCCGTGCAATCGCAAACTTGGCATACAGTTGGCTGTTCTGCGCCACGCTGGATACAACCCATGGAGGGCGATAGCCAATGACGGCTGTATAGTTGTTCTGTTCGATCTTGGCTGCCGCTTCTAGGCCATACATAGGGATGGTGTAGACGGTATTGCCCTTAAGGGAGATACCAGGGGTGCGCGCCGCCTTAGACGAAACAAAGAAACGAAATCGGCTGATTGAGCAGTATTCTTCTGGTCTGATCCCCTCTTGTGTTGGGTAAGCAGACTTGAGCAACACGCCCTGCACTTTCTGCAAATCGGCGGTCAAGTTGGTGCTTGCCAACGCAATAAACGCATCCCTAACACCTGCGGTGCTGAATTTCAGCGTCGCTTCTAGGTTGGTTAGCATCGAGCGTGCATCGTTGCCAAGGAGGATGGTTTCGATGTTGTTCACGTCATTGAGGGAGATGTTGGAAGGCTGGTCACCATTACCACCGCCTGTGGCGTTGATATATGACACGGAGCTAGAGAACAAGTCTCGCATCAGCAAGTCCTCTTTCTCTCTTAGCCATTGACCCAACAAGGCAGTAAACTTAGTCAGCGTCTTGCTGTTTTCCCACAAGACAACCTGCTCGTTCGTTACAATCGACTTAGCATAAATTTCCATAGTAGCGTCAATATCAGTACGAACAGGAACTTCAGAAGCAGGGTCGATGCCTGATCCATCTAATTGACCTCCGTCTGTGGACAAACGCTCGAAACGCGACATACGCGTGGTTTTGCCGATATAGGACTCAGCATGGTGTAGATCAACCCCGAAGGAGTGGATCAAGTTAAACATTGGTGTTGAAAGTAGATCTTCAGAAGCCTGAACGGGAAGCTCAGGAGCCATATTCTGAATACTTGTGATACCGGTAGCTACCATAATAGCCTCGTCAAAATAAGTTAAAAATTGCTTTTTATCTTACGTTAACGAGGCGTAGGCTCGGTCAGGAGTAGCGAAGTCCTAGAGGAAGATCGGCTATTTGCACGCTATCAAAACCAATCTTTATTGTGCAATAATGTTTTGTCACCCCACACCGCGCAACAGCTTCTGCATTCTGGCCCAGTTCGCCTGTCTCTTTTCTTCGGTCAGGATGTTGCTTCCTGGCTGTGATTCGGGCTGCTGCATTCCTGGGGCAGACATAGACTTGGGCTTCTGAAAGTTAGATTCGGCGCGGGCTGCATCTTTGCGTGCGCCGGTATGGTTAGGAACGAATTTCTTAACCGCGTGGTAAATATCACTCCACTTATCGTAGCCATCCTGTAGGCGTTGCAATGGCCGGGAGACCTCGGGATAATGATAGTCTAGGTAATCTAAGTTCTCTTGGCTAACCACCTGGTTGAGGTCCGGATAGTTCTGTTGCAACTTCTGCGGATACTGCTGCCGTTCCTGTTCTTCTCGCTGACGCGCATATTCTTGCTCTTTAGCTGCTAGTGCCATCGCCACGCGCTTGTCAATACGCTGCTCTTCTGTCTCTTCTGGCTGGTAGCCATATTCATTGGCAGGTTGGTGTTGTGGTGCTTGTCTGGACAGCAACGCCTCCATGGCTGCTTTCATAGCCTCAGCCTTCTCGGCTGCTTCTGCGGCTCTTTTCTCAGCTGCTTCTCTTTCGGCTCTGTCTTTCTTGCGGGCTTCCCTAAACGCGCGCCAGTCTGGGTTTTCGTTTGTTTCGACCGTTGCTGTTTGTGTTGTTTCTGGATTTTGATTCAGAGTTGTGTCAGTTTGAGATTGAGCCAGGTTTGTGTCAACTTTATCTTGCACCAAAGGTGCTTGTACTGTATCGTTAACTGCGTCATTAATCATAATAAGGACCTCCTATGTCTGTCAGCGCCAATCTAGACAAAGCTCAAAACGATGTAAATGTAAATTTTGTTAACGAAGCAAAAATGCAGCAAATACGCGAAGAGTTGATCCTCCGCTATGCTGAATACCATAAGACTATGGCATACCTATCGGCGGATGCACCTATAGAGATATTGTGCTTGCCAAAGACGCTAGAGACTATCCTGCTGAAGAATGGGTTTAACCGTGTCTACGACATTGTCAACGTAGATTTTACTAAAATCAAAGGGCTCGGTGTCGTCCGGGCCGGGCAACTTGCATCCTGCGTCAATCAGTTCTTGGCGATGTTGTAGGAAATACTCATGCTCTGAGGGCATATTTATATGGTGCTCGTGCCTAATATACTCCCAAAAGGTGCCCTTGAAGAATGCTACGGACCAAGCTTGCATGGTTGCATATCTTTTATCTACTATTATATTTGTGCCTGCTAGTTCAGCCATCACCATATCGCTGGGCAGCACCCATAGGCGTTTTGTTATCCGGTCTAAGCCTTTATTGTATAAAAAAACTGCTTGATTAGGACGTGGTTTCGGCAGATATGGCCAACAATAGAACTTGCGGCGAATGACGTTCTTAATCATATTGTCTTTGGCTAGCACCATAACGACGCAATACTCTGGCTCATTGATGATGCTGCGGTGCTTTTGACATGATTCATACAGGTGCTTTTCAAGATCATCAGCCATAGCGTGACCGACTTCGCGAGCGTCGTATTTTGTTTGATCTGCGAGTGCTTTATTCGCCAGCTCCCCCGCTGTCTTTCGCTTGCTCAAACCAGACCCCGCTTATGATTTCTTTTGTACGCGCGCCACTGTTGCTTTGTTGGATTTGGCACGAACTTTCTCAGCTGCTTTCTTAGGAGCTTCGCTCGTCTTCCGCACATGTTGTACCTCTTGTTGGATGATGGGCGGTTCTATGATTTTGGGTAGAGATAGCGGTAATTCCCTAACCTCTGGCTTTTCGAATGGTCTACCGCCTATGTCTTTTTGCTCAAATGTCATTTTATGTCATCGATCCCGAAGAAGGTTAAACGTAGCCCACAAAGCAACGCCGCTTATTCCCCACACATAAACATGTATCATCTTGCTGCTTTCTTGGCTTTCTTGGACAATGTTCTGCGCATTTTCGCGAAAGATTCGTCTATTTTGGCTTCATTACGCGAGTCTTTAGCCGAAGTTGGCATACCTTTCTTTGCCTCGCTTTTGGCCCGCTTGCGAGCGCCTAAGCCCTCTTTGTGGGCTAGTGTTGCAAAGTAACCCTCACGACGAGCTACGTTCTTTAGGTCTTTAGCTTTGGTCGCCATCTAATGATCACACTCATTGGTCTTAACATGCGTGCATGGCCTGTCTCTGCCTTTCATCGGCAAAAATGCACCAGCAGGAGTAGGGTGACCATCCGGTGTAAGGTTCATGTTCTTCTGCCAATGCTCGTTTGGCACTGCTGGGCCATTGCCCTTTTTGATTACGTCCGCCGTCTTGTCCTTGGCGTAGTCCGGTGCATGATGCGTTCTCTTTGCCATAACTCCCCCCGCATTAAATAAATGCCTGGATATAGCCCCAGGCAGCTGCCATTTATGCGTGACACCGCCTAATCTAGTGCTTTTCTTTGTGCTTTTTCAGGTAGCTAGAGAGACCGTCCACGTCTTTCTTGTACTCCTCGGCCTGGTTCATTTCACCGCTAGAATACTTTGTACCACCTAGCTCGACATCTGCCAAGTCTTTTTGCCAATGCCCCTCGTTAAATTGCGGCATCGCCGACATTTTGTCGTGCGGATGGTGACCGTGTTTCTTGTGACCTTTCATGATTGACTCCTTGTTTTTGGTTAAGTTATTTTTTCTTTGTTGCTTTTTCGTGAGTGGAATGCAATTCAGCAAACGATTTGCCGCCGTAACCTGTTCTTTTTCCTGTTTTGGAATCTACATTTTTGCTGGCTGATGCTGCCTTTCCCGTCTTCGCTTTTGCTTTCAGGGACTTAACCCCTTTGTGATATGCGTGTTCCACTTTCATAAACGTTCTCCATATGGCTTTCGCCAGTTATTGTTATACTGCTACTTTTTCTCTCTGCGGTGGCTCTGTGTTTTGACCCTTGATTGCCATGGCTATTTCGTACGTGCGTCCGATCATTTCCAGGTCGAGCGTCTCGAGCTCCAGCATTGACTTAACGAGATCTAGCTCGGTTTGTGCGCGTTTGTGGTCTGCGCCTGCTTCTAGATCATCTACCTTGGCTTGGGTCTCGCCGATCTTTGCCATATCTAGCTGTGCTTTAGCTACCATTCCCTGTATCTTGGCATCATCTAACTTCTGAGCTGCTTGTTGTTCGGCTTGTTGTGCCTGCGCCTGCTGTTGTTGCTCTTCTTCCATGTCCGCGATGATTTGTTTCTTATTCGTGAGGAAGGCTGCCCTAATGATGCTCTTATTCGCTATCGGCATTCCAAGTTCCTTGAAGTGGATCAGCTGGGTAAGCTCCATCTGCCGTTGGGTGGTGCTATAGTTGCCCTCCTCGCAAGCAATGCTATACTTTTGGCTGTGGGAAGACCAAAATCGCGGGTCCGCGTCATGACCGAGTATGTTACGTACCTTACCTTTAGAGAAGTTCTTGCGTATGGCAGCGAGTCTAATTTTGCCATAAAGCCGCTGAGAATAGTCAGCCTTGTCAAAAATTGTCTGAAGAGTCGTAAGACCAGCCCCTTGACGTAGCATAGATAAGATCCCCGACTTGTCATCGGTCGCACTACCGAGTAGCTCTTCATTGACACCTGATATTTTGGTTATGTCTTCTGCTAGAGCTGCTGACAACTCAATTAGGCTCTGAGGTATGGCTACGGGTTCAATGCGCTGCACCTCATTAGGCAAGTGGCCCGCCTTCAGTGGCACAAGGAATCCGTCACCACCGCTAGATTGCCTAAACGCTTTGGGGTCTGTAACCACATCTACAGGATATATCCATCCCGCGTTGAGCGAACTCTGGAGGAGCTGTAGCTCAATGACTTTCCGCATGTTGTACAAAAATTGGCTGTCACGGAGATTACGGATAACGCCCTGCTTGCGCCAAGCATATGCTTGGATATCTGGCTCCACGTATGTTTGTAGGGGAACAAACGGATATTGATCAATCCCAAGTAGATTCGGTCCATGATAGACTACCTTCCCTGATAGGCTTATAACGAGTTTAACCGTGGGAACTTGTACCTTCTGCACCTTTAGCCAAGGCTGCTGGCGCATCACCTGATCTAGCATGTCATCGTCTTCTAATTCGTCTTCCTGCCACTCCACGGCCTCGCCGGTCATTGGGTCGAGAATAAGCTTGCCCTCTCTGCTAGAGCGATAGTAAAACTCGTCGTATGTGAAAAGATTGTTGATTGCGACATTCTGTAACTCGGCCTGCAAAGGGAAGCGCCCATCCTTCATGCCCCCAGGCTTCATCCGGTCGATCTCTTTGGCGTAGCCAGGAAGCATCAGCTTGGCCACGGCCTTGCTGGTCCAACGCCTGCGCCATATGCCATTGCAGTCACTTAGATCTTGTTTACGGTAATAGCTGTCGATAAGGTAGTTGTTGTAGGCAACCTGATCGGTGAAGAGATCACCCGAAATAGGGTCGTAGGTGTAATCAGGGTAGAGATGTAGTAATTCTTCACCGGTATCGCACGCTCCCTCAAATGCTTGGCTAAAATACTCCTGGAACCCATCGCGGTCATCACACCAGCGGAAGACTTTGTTGTAATCGTCCGCTAGCTGGTCGTCATTTTCATTTATGGGCATCGTTACAGTGGACTTGCGGTTCTTGCGCTGAAAACCGCAGATCATATTGATGTGGCGACGAATCAGATTGAAGAAAAACTTCTGAACGTTTTGCTGATTATTGCCGTAGACTTGGTTATAGAGTTGCTGGTCGCCGACCTTAAAGCGCTTGTCGATGCTCGCTTGGAGCCAGTGGGCTGAGTTTAGCGGGTAATTGGAGTTGTAAAACCAATCCTGCATCTGCTTGAGATCTTTAGCTCCAGCATCCGTTGGATCGATATATCCACCGCCAAGTGCATACACCCCGCTCTCGTAACTACCCATGAACACCCCTATATTATAAGGGCACTCATATCATAGTTATTATTTTTGTATAAGCCTAATCGTCCTCGCCGGACGCAGGACCTGATAAGTCAATGTTTTTCATGCTAAAATCCTTGTATATCGCTGTTAAACTGGTCGTAAATATCTCCGCTACCGAACACCTTTCGCCTTAGCTGGTCATAGCTGATGTTCTCATCGGGATGATTCAGCTCACCCCTTGGAAAAGCACTCGCACAGGCATACCTGAGGGCATCCACTATATGATCATCCTTCTTTACTGGTTTGTCTTCACCCCTATCAGCAGCCTTACTGTCCCAAGCATAAGATTGTATCTGTTCGCGCAATATAGTACAACCTTTGTGTATAACGATATTCTTGCCACCTATAAACTTTGAGCAGATTTTAATCCCCAATAGGACATCATTATTTGCATCGAGTACGGGCAGCTCAGCTTGTCTAAGCGCAATTTTGAGGGAAGCTGCTGCTGGATCGACATAAATTGCAGATATGTTTTTGTAACCAACAAAGGCTTTGATATCCCGCACCAGCTCCTGATCGGTCTTAGAACGTCCCTTCTTAGCTGAATCGTAGTAATATTCCTCTTCAACACGGATCTGGGGCCATTTATTCGGGGTAACCGCGCAGAGGACAGCAGCAGTCGCGTTAGTTGTTCCGTAGTCGACTCCGACAATATAATAACTTGGTGCAGGGAACGGATTTTCGTATTCGTTGAAGTGGTCGTAGTTATCATAAATTGCTCCATAAGCGAGAGACCACAATCCTAAAATATACCTTTGATACCACATGCCTGTGTATGAGGCTTTTAATTGTTGTTTGTATGCTTCGTCTAATGTTGGGTTATCTTCTAAGCAAAAATTCCAACAAACAAGATCTAGTTCTGGGTTATCAATATACTGTTTCTTTAGCCAATGTGCTGGCCCCTCCGGGTTGGCCGTTGCCAGCAACTTCGCACCTGGCACACGCAATCGACTTTCTAGCATTTTCCAAAACGGTTCCGGCAAATTCGTAGCTTCGTCGACATATGCCAAAGCCAGCGTGCTCCCCTGGATTGTAGCTACCGCCGAGACATCTGGAGCGCCCACAAACCACACATCCCGTCCATAAAGTCGACTCATTTGCGCTTTCTCGGTCGGGCATGGAAAACCTAGCTGTTTGTAGAGGTGCGTTAATATATTTCGCTGGATGCTGGTGCGGTTGACACCAATGACCATAGCATCACCAGGAGGGCCATAGCGCAGGTCATGGATAAAGCGTTCTATCGAGCTGAATGTCTTACCTGAACTAACAGCACCAACCCAGATATTGAAGCGGTGTGTAGCTTCACAAAAGCTTTTATTCTGCTTTGGGCTCGTTGACATTTGCCTTCGCCTCCGCTAGCTGGTGTTCAAGCTCCATGATGCGGTGGCGTTGGTCTATCTGCGGCTGATTGTTTGCTAATGCTTGCACTTGGTCTGGTTCGCGCTGTCCAAGCTTTACCTTACCTAACCAAAGCAGAGCAGGCCAATATCCCTTCATGGCTTTCTGGAATTGCTGCGCTTCGATCATCAATTCACCTTCACAGCGCAATTTGTCCGCCAAATCCGTATAACCCATGCCATATTTTTCTTTGACTCTGCGGTGGAAGCAGTCGGGAGATAGCCCTAAATGCGAGCAAATCTTATTTTGCTTGCATCCAGACTTAAGAAATAATTCTACCACGTCCCAATTAATAGGCTTTTGTGGTCTTGCCATAGTCTACCCTCACTAGGGGTTAGCTATAGTACACTCCGGCTTAGGGTTTCAAGAAATTATGTTTGCGGAGGCTAATTATCAGTGATGATACCTTGCTCGCACATCTCCATGCACATGAGCACAACCTTGTATGCATCGGCTCTGCCATGCCAATAAGATTCCTCATGGCCCCAGTCTATAGCTTGTTGGTGTAGCCAGATCTCATATTCGGCGCTGGCGAGTAGTAGTTTCACGTTTTCCTTGCAGCTGCATGCCATACAACATGCGGGGATAAGGAGCATTAAAAGCGTTTTGTAGATCATCATTGCCCTTGCGCTATTTGATGCATGTGATTGCGCAGACCTAGCTGGTCTAAATATCTGTATAACGTTGTGTGGGAAATACCAAAGCTCTTTGCTATAGCACTAAGCGACTTTCGAGTCGCATATTGTTCGGCTAAAGCCTCTAACTGCGGTCCCTCCAGTGATTTTTTGCGGCCCTTATATTTGCCTTTGTTCTTGGCTATGGCTATTCCTTCCGCTTGACGTTCTTTGATGATGCTATACTCAAACTCTGCAAAAGCGCCCATGCAGCTCATAAGTAAACATCCCATGGGATTACTTCCCCCGTCGAATCTAAGTTGTTCTTTGCAGAACTCAATACACACTCCTTTTTGCACCAACTCATCCACCAGACCGTGAAGGTCCCTGAGATTGCGAGCCAGGCGATCCATGCTATGCACAATGACAATGTCATCCTCTCGAACGTAGTCAATTAGGTTCCTCAATTGTTGTCTGTTTGTTGATTTTCCCGATGCGTACTCCACAAATTTCTTATCTAACATTACACCTTCCAGTTGTCTATCAGGGTTTTGCTCTTCGGTGCTTACGCGTATGTAACCTATGCGTTTACCCGTCATGTTGTTTGACCCTCTTTACCCACATGTCATAATGTAGATCATAGCATTTAATCATTTGCTCTAAAAAATCATTGCGATTGATGCCATGCTGTACGAATATCTGGCCAACTATATTAGCAGCCATTGAACCCACGCATCGGTCACTGGGATTGTATTGTTGTAGCACTGGCTTAATCACATCCCAAAGTAGATCAGCGTCCTCTAGGTACGGTAAGTCATCCATTAGAACCTCCCGGTACTTTAGGCAGCGGCATCCAGTGGGTAACTGATTCCGCGATCCATGATCGATGAACATCAGTAAACATAGGTATTTTTAAGTGCTCTCCTGACTGACTCCAGCAATGCTCATAATATTTAAGGGCTTTTATTCTGTGGCCTTCCTCTATGCCCTTGGCCATATAACACAAAACCCAGGTATCGAATTTTGGAGGTTTATCTTTAACATTGATCCATTCCGTCATTTCTCGTCCTCTGGTCTGCACGGTAGAGGCATCCAATGGGTAACGTCATCTACGTACCCCATATGATCTTCGCACCACCGGTAGTCATCCCCATTGCGTCCTCCATAGTAGACGTATTCGCCAAAGATGATCCGGCCAGCATAAAACAGTACTGGTATATCGACAGCAGGTAGCTTGTCTTCGACTTTTATCCACTTCATTTGTTTTGCTCCATTAATCGTCGCATGTCTGCCAATGCTGGTGCACATGGATTTAACATTTTTATTCCTTTCTCAATCATGTAGCCGAAAACACTACTCAGCCGTCGCAAGTGGCCTTCTACTGTCTTTGGGGCAATTTGTCTCACACTTCCTGTCGATTTGTCCCTGGAATTGCCACCCCTACGAGTTTGCGATGACAACTGATGCTTCGTTCTATCTACAATCATCTCCGAAGTGATGGACGCTAAAGGTAATTCTAACCATTCCGCATATGTTGAAAACAACACCTTCATATCCTTAACTGAAACGCCAGTCATTGATGTCATCTTGGTATCTATTGCATCCGATAAAGTAATTGTCTCTGATAATGGAGGCGAAAAAGCCCCCATGTTGATCATAAGCCGCTCTCTGTACCAGCCCCAAAGCTTAGCATCTGACTCATCTATGAAAGTCGCTGTAGCATCTATATTTCTGACTCTAACTCTAACTTGGTAACTTTCGCCTCGTTTTGCTATGCAGGCCATATTCCACCTCCAGGTCATGCATCCAATTTAAAAATGCGGCTTCTTCAAACGTAACCGGTTGATGAAACGATATTCCTTTCGCTTGTAGCCTCTCTATTTGCCTGCTCGTGGCTTGTTCGCCCAGGAATTCCGCTTTAAGAAGGAATCGAAAATCTACCGGTTGCACCACCACTTCGGCATCATTCAGGCTAATGAGCTCTTTGTGTAATTGTCTGAATGTTATGCCACTCGGATATTCAATGGGCTCATTCATCGGTCTGCCAGCTAGTGTGTCGAAATGGCAAAGATTGTGGCCGCCGTCTGTAATGTCGTAAACATCGCAAAAAGCCTTTCCAGGAAAGTTTCTGACCCCACGACCAACCATTTGCGAATATAGGGCCTTTGATTTTGTAGGACGAGCGAGAATTAAGGCTTGAACGGACGGTTCGTCGAAGCCCTCGGTCAATACCTGGCAATTGGTAAGCACTTGCACTTCGCCTTTTGCGAAAGCTTTGATCAATGCCGCTCTTCTTGAATCAGATAACCCACCATGGATACACCCACTCTTTACGCCATATGTTTGTAAAGAGGCGCTCAACCGCTCACTTTGAGCCACATCGATGCAAAAAATAATAGTCTTTTTCCCTTGGCAATGGTTCAAGAATGTGTCCAATACGATCCGATTGCGGCTTTCGTTGTCCACTTTTCTAAGTTCAACCGACGAGAGATCACCGTTCGAACAATTCCTAACATCTATAACGTGCCTGGTTTTAACCCGATACCCTAGCAAGTCACATAAATGCCCCTGGTCAATGAGGTCAAACAAAGTTTGTGAGTATGACTTGCGGCCAAATATATCTAAAAGGTTTTTTCCATCCAAACGCTCTGGTGTTGCTGTTAGTCCAAAAATTTTGACCTTACGTCGCGTCTTTCGAAAGTGATCGACAAATTCGGCATAGATTTTTGATTTACTCCGATGAGCTTCGTCTACGATCAACACATCGAACTGTTGTAAAGGTAAGGTTCCTCGCTGATAACGTATTGATATCGATGCATTGGTCATGATTCGGTGTTTCAAATAGGAGGTGTCAGCGCCATATACGAGCTTAAATGCACCTTCAATTTGATGCACGAGGTCCTTGGTCGGACACGTAATCAAAGCCGTTAAGCCAGGATTTTGCTTCAGGAATGAAGTAAATATAATGGTCTTGCCTGAACCGGTGGGTAGCTGAATCAGTTGGCTTGACGTTTCCTTGAACGTGTCTGTGATGGCCTCGATACATTCCTTTTGATATGACCTAAGTTTTATCATTATCCTCGTCCCATATTACGCTGGCTCCACAGAAAGGGCAGAAGTTCACCGGACCCACGACACCTATGCAATAACATTCATTTCGGCTACTCCATATCGCGGGGCGAGTCAGATCGCAGTCACTTTCATCTCGCAAGGCATATTCAAACTGAGCGCAGCAGTACTCTTTGTCTTTCATTTGTCATTTCTCTTTAATTTGCTTTATCGCATTTTTGATGCATGGACAATCGGGGTCGTGAAAAAATGCTGATCCAGCCGCATTCCAATGATTTCGGAGGTGGACATATCTGTGTCCTTGGAATTCGATAATCTCCATGGTACGCATCGATTCTCCGCCGATTTGCTCTGAACACACTATGTGAGCGGCAAATGCTGACGTTCCTTGGAATGCAAGGAATGCCGCGAACACCCAAAATACCATTGCGAACCAAACAGTAAAAAACACTTTCATTTTCCTAACTCCCATCGCCTGTCTTCAAGCCGCTTTATGTCCTGTTTCATGTATTTTACGTCTAGTTCGAGGCAATATGTTTTTGCCTTCTCTTTGGACAATTCATCGCGCAGACCGCTATTGATCCACATTGCTAGTGCCATCGCGTACACCACCACACCCAATATCGTACAAAAACAAGTCAGTGCATCATTGCTCATTTTTCCACTCCATACGTACGCTATCTTTGCCCAATACCATCGCACCACATTCCATCATTTCCTTAAGCCCTCCTTCCCTTCCTATTTCTTCATTTAACCATCTTCGATTGATAACTTCATTGCTTTTAGCTATCGCTTCAAATAACATTTTGCCAAGCGCCTTATATTCTAGCTCCAATACCTCTTTGGTGACATCTAATACTTTTCCCTCGCATTCATACATGTTTTTGTATAAAAAATCGTTACACTCTAATATTCTTCTATAGGATTCGTAGATGTCGCTTCTAGCCAATATAAAATCTGATTTAATAAGATCCATCTGCCCTTTTTCAGACACAAATGTGGCGCACCACTCCGCTACCAAATCAGCCATACTCTCCACCTCCATCACTTCACCTCATCCTCTTTCGCGTTGATGGCAGCTATCGCCAGGAACGACAAAACAAATATATAAGCGATCATTTCCACGATTACCCCCATTGGTTGAGCGTTGAAGTCTAGACTATGGGTGCATTTTATGCAACATGTTTGATTAGGACCCTAAAGTTAGGGTGAAAAGGATTTACACAAAATGTCGGGATGTTGAACGATAGGGAGTACCCTAACTTGCGGTAGGTTTTCTGGTTTTTTCGAGGTTGCATGTTGGGCACACAAAATCCGTTATTTGCTTCGGCTCTTTGTATGATACCCAAGAGCGTTGACATACATAGCATGTGATTTTGTGTTCGTCAAATAATAAGTGTTTCGCTGCTGCTGGTCTTGCCGCTGTGATTTTTGTTTGCTCCTGCACTTATACCTCCTTTTGAGTATAACCGATTATAAGATCATATGCGCTATGTACATGGCCACGTACGCCATCATTACTATCAATAACGGCAGTCCTAGCGCCATCGCTATCAAAAGCTTCTCCATATATGTCTCCCTCGTGTAAACGTAGCAAATAGCACTAGAAATGTTTTTAACTCAACAAAATCGCATGCTGCGATAAAAACCCCTTGCGGTAAATGTTGGTTGGCGCTATATTTATTGCTTAAACCAATAAATGGCAAGCAGCCGAAGGAGAAAGCAAGAAGATGAAATTAATCCAAGTTGATCAGTACGGAGAAGTAGAGTTCAAAGGCTTGAAGCTGGTGCTAAAACAGCATCCATACATTGACCAAGACAGTTATGGTGCTGTTGTGTATCGAGCACGGGCCACTAATGCAGCAGGAGACCATTATGAGCTAGAGTGGGACATTACCGATCCTAATGCCGAGGATGAGAGTGAGGCGTGTGACTGGGACGTGTTCCGAGTGATTGATTATGTAGAGGGGGGGATATGATGCACTCAGCTTGGGAAGGATCGGAGCCTTGGGAAGACGATTACGGTCGTGAGTGCTATGACTGCGGAGTTCACGACGATGAGATGGCATGTGTGAGGGAGGACCTCAAGGACTTGATCAGCGTGCTATACGCTGGTGGAGATATGGACTTGGACAGGATAGACAGATGCATAGAGCAGCTGTGTGACAGGGTAGGAATGCTTTGCCCGACTGCAGAGCTAGAAGAGATTTACGTGAAGAAGGAGATGACAGCATGAAGAATTTAGGCTCGTGGGTAAGATGGAGCATGCTGTTGATCGTTTTGATCGGGGGCTTCTATCGAATAGAAAGAAAGATCGAGAGTGAAGGATCGATTAGCTCCCATATGGGTTGGACAATTCTTAGACAACAGGCACAGACGAAAGATCGTATCGAGGAGCTACGCGCAGAGATACGCCAGTTGTCGACACAAACCCGCTAGCATGCTAGCATGTTGGCGTAACAGGAGGTAATTTATGACATGGGAATATATAGGACAACTTATAGGAGCTGCTGCGGCCATTGTGGCTATTGCGGGAGGACTGTTCTGCGCTGGGCGGTGGTTAATCGATAAAATTAATTCTCCGAACACAGCTAAATTTGCTGCTTTGGGTCTACAGCTGAAAGAGGGAATAGAGAGGATCGACTCGGACGTGAAGGCAGGCCAGGAGGATATGAGAGCGTTTAGGGCTGAAATGGCGGCCGCTAATGCTCGCATCGACACTCTCTATCAGATGTTCGTGGACTTGCTACAAGAAGGTAGAAAGCCATGACCGACAAGAAAGAGAAACCCAAAAGCATATACATTCGCTGCGATTACGCCCTTTGGCTAGCGATAGCCAAGGAGGCTTTGCGCCTGCGCACCAGCCGTAGCAAACTGATTATCGAAGTGCTAAAAAGAGCGATCCCCGCGGAATTATGAACAATAATATAGATCGAGACCATTCAATGACATTTGTGGTTCCCTATATCGACGATCCGATTACCTGCGAGAGTTGCGGGAAGATCAATGCTTTCGACGGGGTTTACTATGCCTGTAATCATTATCTCTGCATAAAATGCTTCGACTCATTAGTTGAATTGGTGGGAAAAGATTGCAGTCGAGAAGAAGCTATTGCGGCAACAGAGAATTTCATCAAAGAAAAAGGCCCTGTGGTGTAATGGCTTGCCCCATCTTAAGCGTCCCTCGGAATGAGGGGGTCAAAACCCAAAAGAGAGCTGCCTGTTCTCTTCCTCTATCTTTTGCATGGCATGCGCTACTCTGGCATTGGCGATCTCGCAATACTCTGCTTCTTTTTCGATGCCTATGGCTTCATAGCCTAGGCGGGTTGCTGCGGCTATAGTGGTGCCAGATCCGCAGAACGGGTCAAGGAGAATACCTCCTTTGGGAGGCATCACGAGTTTGATTAGGTATGTCATTAAGGATATTGGCTTTACGCATGGATGACCGTTGGATTCACAGCCTTCATTTCGCTCGCTGCTGGAAGCCTTGGCACAGAAAAAAAAGCGGCTTGCTCCCCCGGAGTCTCCAAAACCCTTTGCTGTGGATTCTTTCGCATTGGCGCTGAAGGATCCCGACACATTTCGAGTTGATGTCATGGCTCCACTCTTAAGCGTCCCACTCTGCTGATCGAGCATTTCTCCGGCGACTTCATCGAGAATTAGATTCGCAGGCCAGCGACCGCTGGGTAATTTTGAATCGCTAGGTTTGTGTTTCCCAAAAGTACTTCTAGTTGGTCTAGACATTCCTTTTTTGGACCATTCGTCCTGAGTAAAATCGTGTGAACCAATCCGTGAGTCATCAATATTGATTCCCGCCACACCCCACTTCTCTGCGTTTTGTGCGAAGGTCCCATCCAGGGGCTTCATGGCCATGACTATAATCTCAGCCGCGGGTTTTAGGGCGGTTCCATATCCGGCCCACTCACCCCCCAACTTTTTTCCGAAATTATGAGATTTTGGGAAGCCGCTTGCAAAACACCAATAGAGGCAAGTTCTGATTTCCCATCCCGCATTTTCCAATGCGACCATTAAGTGGTGATGGGTTCTATCGCCCCCAAACGCGAGAAGATGAGTTCCAGGCTTTGCAATGCGTAGGGCTTCCTTCCAGATTTCCTGCATAGGCAATCCTGCGTCCCATTTTTGGCCCATGAAACCTAGACCATAAGGAGGGTCGCAGATCACAGCATCAATGCTGTTGTCCTGCATGGTTCTCATATAATCTAGGCAGTCGGCGTTAATAATCAAAATTCAAACCCGCACGCTGGGCACATGTTTGCTTTTTTGTTTTCGTCTTTCTGCTCCTGTTCCGCTATTTTCTCGGCTTTTTCTGATGAGTCGAAGAGCTCTTCTTCGGAGAATCCCCAAGCAAGCAGGTCCAGCACTTCAAATCCGTTTGCCAATAATTCATAATCGAATGCTCCCTGATTTTTGTTCACTCCGATCATCAAATGTTCGACCTCTTTTTCGTCGAGCAAATGATCTGGGATCCAACATTCGAGTTGTTTAACTTTTTGCTTTTTCAGGATCTTGATGCGCTGATGGCCGCCGATGATCATGTTGTCAAGGTTGACGATAGGCCGATCGATCAGGCCAAACTTATCAATCAACTCTTCCAAGTGCTGGATCTGCTGTTTGCTGATTTGTCTTGGGTTTTTGGGGTGCGGCTTGAGGTCTTTAATGGCTAGTGTTTTGAGTGACCAATTTATCATGTGTAGGCTCCTGTGTGATTTGGTCATATCAGTGGGACATATTTTTTGCATTGAATTTAATTTGGCAGACGCACATAGTGTCTGCCATGGAAGCTACACAACTTGAGCTAAACTTAGTAGACTTGAGCCCATCTGAGCTGAAAATGCACCAGATGCAGGCGCAAATTGATGCCGCATGCGATAGCATGGGGAAGGTGCGCCGCAAGCTATTCGCGGAGTGGGACGCTGCCAAGAAAGAGATCCAGGCGCTACGGACAGAGAATGCCTCCCTGCGAGAAAAGTTTGCCCTAACGAACAAACCAACGACCGAATGGATCTATGGACATGGCGAGCATCTCTTTGCTTTCCCTCAGGCCACGGACATCTGTTTCGAACCACCCATGGCCAGCTAAAAGATAATTTCTATCCGTATCCCCTGCTTTTTTGCCTTTTCCTGCGCGTATTCCCACGTGATGCGGGGGTCGTCGTCGGCCATGCCTGGTCTTAGTCCCGGGATCAGTTGATCAGCTATTGCGTCCGCCACGTATTTGAATGCCATTGGCAGGTTGTCTTTAGCGTCCAGGCCCCTACCCCCTAGCCTGGTCATTTTAACGCAACAGGGCAGGGATATAGGGCTTTTAAGGGTATGAAACGCCATCCTCACAAAGAAAGCCTGCACCCGATGCCGCTTCGCCTTCTTGCTCCAATGCTCGGAGCTGTTGGCTTCGCTGACCGTTTTAAGCGGGAGCTCCCAGGAAATTATGGTCATCTATAAAACTCCACCCTTCATCGGATATTTGTGCCCACCTGTCAGGGAACGTCTGGTCTGGCTGCGTCGCACCCCACTTCCAGGACAGCATCTGCAAATCTTTTAGTCCGTTCAAAAAGCGTTCCTGAGTATATGCATCCCAACATTCGAATTTATTTATATCCGAACTGTTTGCCCGAAAGACATCATCCTTTTGATGAACACCTGTTTCGGTTTTATGCAACCCTGACAGAACTTTCAACATCTTTTTCAGATCATCGGAAATCGACATTTTTTTTTCGTGGAATTTCATTGCTTCCCGATATATATATGCCGACTCCTTAAAACATCGCACTCTCGGATTGTCGTTGACGTTTAATGCATAATAACAACAACTTTCTTCAGTTTCTTCTGCCCAATTCCGTTTATACAGACAATACATTTTTATCTCGAACTGGTCTTTCCCAATGGAAAATTTGTCGAAAGGCGCGATGGCCACCAAATCAGGATGGTTTTCTAAAATTGATCTCCACTCTTCCTGTTCGTATTCTTTCATTTTTTTTGTCATTTTTGGTTCTCCCTGTTGAATTGGATACCAAAATCTTTGCATATGTCCGCAATTTTTGTCCATGTAAAGTATTGATTTATATGTACTTGTCTATGTTTCTGCCCCCGCATGAATGAGATCCCGTCAGGTTTGAGAGTGCATTCGGCACCATTATAAATATTCCCGTTTTTGAAATATTTCTGCAGCTCTTCATAATGGCTCTTTTTCGCTGGTTTTTCCTTCGGATTTTCTAGCTCATACTCAAACTTGCACGCTTGCTTTATCTGAGCCGCCAGGCATTTTGTCGGGGGATTGTTCGGGTCCGAGGCCCACTCTACTGATTTTATTACGCGGCCCTGAGGATAATGATCCGTTATCCATCGCTTGTCACATGCGGGCATGTCTAGATCTCGAAGGCATAGATAGATTTCCTTTTCCGGAGATCCAGAAAAAACAGCAGCAGAGGCAGGTACCCCTGCTGTCTGTTCTCTTTGTATGTCTGTATTTAGTATGTCGGGGTTTTCCGGGCCGGTAAACCCCGTCTGGCTCAAACCGTCGTGTGGAGGCTTTTTACCTACGCCCGGATTTTCATGCTCACCAGCCGGGATTTCCCGGTCTGGTACAAATAATTTTAATTCCGAAAATTGATAGTCATATGGCATGAAGCGCCCATTAACCTTTTTTCTGGTGCGAGTTGCGTACCCAGCCTTTATCAACTCGTCCATAGCGGAATTCAAGGCATGCTCGCCGATATTCAGAGATTTTTGTAGGTTGCAGTGATAAATTTTCCAATTGTCGGGATATGAAAGAAGAAAAATCAGGACGAATTTTGCTGTTGGTGAGACTGATATGTCCCTAATCATTTCCTTTGATACCATGACAAAAGGATGTTCTTTGTCATGCTTAGCTCTCTGAAAAGTGCTCTGGTCTTGTAGAATATCTTTTTTTTCTGGAGTCACGGGACATCTTCATCTTTCCACCCGTGTTGTTTATTTGACTTCTTCCGGCTTGACTTAATCTGTGACTACAGGTTAAGATTGGCTTGTCTGAAGAATTCGAGATCCGCTGGGTGGGTGAAATACGCAGCGGATCTTTTTTTTTACTTGTCTTAATCTGCCACTACAGGTTAAGATTGATTTGTCGGAGAAATCTTCACATCTGCTAGGTGTGGAATGGACGCTAGACCTAGCAGAGATCGTAAAGTGCGAACTTCGTGGTCGCGCACTTTACAACAAGTATCATCCTACACATCCTTGAGTAGGATTGCAACAGAAAAGGCCGCTAAGACCAAAAGTCCTAGCGGCCTTTCTTTTTCCTAGAGTATCACGCACCAGCGCCTCTTTGTTGGCTCTATCGTCGGGAGCGTGTCCATATGCGGGGACGCGCGAATGCGATTCGGGTATTTGATCCGCATGCAAGTCTCCAGACGGTTGAGTTGCGTCTCATCCAATTCATTGCGCTCACCTCTGAGTTGTTCGTTGATATTTACGATATTGGTGACCGCGTGCGCTTGTGTCACGCACTCCGGCGCAGAGAGCAGCGCCTTCATCTCGCCAAACAATTCTTCGGGATCCGTCGAGATTAATTTGTCTTTGCCGTAGACCTTATTCTCCGGCTGGGTTGCCGTGATGTCCGGCAAGCCCTGGTATAGTGATTCCATCAATTTTCCTTTACGCGGTTATGCTGCCATCGTACAATGGGGTTTTATGCACCCCTTAAAAAGGCAGCATTATGCGTCATCTTGTGTTTTTCACTGTTGATTCTTTTCGCGCCCCAGCACCTACGACTAGGCAGCTATCCTGGATGCTACTACTACTTCTGCTGACGATTCTTGTTCTAGCAAATTGATCCAGCCGTCCGTTGCCCGCACAATGGCGCGGTTGAACTTAGGGCTTGGCCTCTTTTGGCCGCAGATCACTAGTTGCAAATACCCAGGGCTGCATTCTAGCAGCTCCGCCATTTGTGCTACCGTAAGCCCGACATAGGCCAGGTACATCTTAAACGTTACTTTCACTCGCATAATACCTCCATGCGTCTGTTTATCAGATAGACTGTCGCACCAAACCATTATTTGCAACATTTTTATTCTTCGGTTGCGCGACAAAAACGTTGCGGTAAATGTTGGTTGGCGCTATATTTATTGCACAAACCAACCCAAAGGGGGCAAGCATGAAGCAAAAGATTGCCGTAAGTAACTTTTTAAACACCATGGACCTAAGCATGCGCAAGAGCGACCAGATCAAAAACGCAATTCTAGACTCGGCCTTGTACAAATGGAACAGCGCCACATACATGGCCGTGCTAGAGGGCATAGACAAAGCCTATGCACAAAAAAGATACGATGAGTTAAACGGAGAAAAAGAGAGCAGCGCATAAGATTCATCACAAATCGATCAACAAATCAATCCCCCGCGCTGCGGCACCAACTATAGGGCTGCAGGCGGGAAAAAGACAAGTAATTTTAACCCGCCCAGGAGGCACCATGTCCAAACAAGTAGCGTTACCAGTTACATTCGAAGCTAGAGATCAGCAACTATCGGTTGTCGAACAAGTTGTCATGCAAGGGGACCTATCCAAGCTAGACCCTCAGCAACGCGTCCTGTACTACCAAAAGGTATGCGAGAGCATGGGTTTGAACCCGTTTACCCGCCCTTTCGATTATATCACCTTGAACGGTAAATTGACCCTATATGCAAAGAAAGATGCCACAGAGCAGCTCCGTATGCTCAAAAACATCTCGCTTAGCCTAGAAAGTAAGATGGTGGATGACCTTTACATCGTCAAGGCTACAGCCCGAACCGCCGATGGACGTACAGATGAGGCCACTGGCGCTGTTACTATTAGCGGGTTGAAGGGAGATGCCAAGGCCAACGCAATTATGAAGGCAGAGACCAAAGCAAAGCGCCGCGTGACCCTTTCCATTTCGGGTATGGGGTGGACCGATGAGTCCGAGATTGATTCAATCCCTGGAGCCAAGAAGGTGGAGATTGACCTGTCAACGGGTGAAATCAAAAATGAAGCGCCACCGAAGATCGAAGCCAAGCCTGTTGTTGATGGTCCTAGAATGTCTCACGACCAAGTCCGTGAATTGGAAAACATCTTAGGCGATTGTGATCCCGAATATTGCAATTCATTTTACAATTTGTGCCAAAAAACATACGGTACCATTTCCTTTGCCAAATTGCCTGCTGATCTCTTTGCCCGAATGAAGGGTGCAGCAGTCAAAAACATGGAAAAATATAGAGCCGCGCAGCAACAATTGATGGCCGAACCCGAACTTTTAACCGCCGAGATGTCATGAATGCAGAAGCAATTATTAGCGAAGTGGTGCAAGCCGCGAGCGAGTACCTCGAAATGGTAGAGAACCCCGACGCGATGGTGTCGGGGATCTTAGCCGCCAAAATAGTGAGTCTACAGGGTTACATAGAATATCTAGAGCGGAGATTAGACAATGTTGGCAACAGTGCAGTTTTTAGATGACCTAGGGGTGCTTGAATACAGAGACGACATAGTCCAAGGCACGCCAGAATGGTTGGCCCTGCGTAAGACTAAGATTACGGCTACCGACGCGGTAGTTGTAATGGGGGCCGGCCCCTGGAAGACGCGGTTACAGTTGTACCACGAAAAGCTATCTGACGAACCGCCCATGCAGCCCAATGAACGCATGCAGCGTGGCATCGACCTTGAACCCATAGCAAGGGAGATGTTTAATATCGAAAAGGGCGTTAGGACCGCTCCGATTGTCGCTATCCGTGGATTTTTGATGGCATCTTTAGACGGTATAGACGATACTCGCCAGCACATTCTGGAAATAAAGTGTCCTGGGGAGAAAGATCATGCGTTGGCTGTATCAGGGAAAGTACCCGTCCATTACTACCCTCAACTTCAGCATCAGATGGCTGTATGTGATGTCGATTATGCTTGGTATTATAGCTTCGACGGCATCGATGGGGTTGCGATCAAAATTGAACGCGATGACACGTACATCAAAGCCATGATAGAAGAGGAACGTAAATTTTACGATTGCCTCATGTCTAAAACGCCCCCTGAACCCGCTGACGGTGATTATATAGAACTTTCAGACGGGATCTGGCAAGAGTGCGCCAGAAAATGGAAATCTGTTTCTGAGGATATCAAATGCCTAGAAAAATACCAGGAAGAATTGCGAGAGCAGCTCGTCTTTTTAAGTGGAGAAAGGAACTCACGAGGCGCGGGGATTTCCCTTTGTCAGGTGACTAGAAGAGGGAATATTGACTATTCCAAGGTGCCGGAGCTAAAGGATGTAGACCTAGACAAATACCGCAAGGAATCGACTTCTAGTTGGCGCATCTGCACGCAGCCCTAAAATGAAAATGGGAGGGTTTTTAAGCCCTCCCACCCCTGCAACAGGGTAACATCTATGAAGAAAGAACTGGGTAACGTCACTCTAATATTCGTGAGATTTTTTCGCACGATGTTTGAGGTCTTTAGCTGCGCTTTTTGCTTCTCGCTCTTCTGTCTTCTCGTGTTTCTTTTTTTTGCCCTTCGCGTGCTTGGCTTCTTTGGCATAGTGTGCAGCGTCTTTATCCAGTTTCTTCGCACACTTTTCCATGATTTTCTTGTGCATGTTACTTCCTTTTTTTTCTGGATTTCCCAGCAACGTTTAAAGCAATAGCCACCGCTTGCTTTTGAGGCTTTCCAGCTGCCATTTCCGTCTTGATGTTGTTGCTGACTGCTGCCTTCGATTTACCTTTAGCTAATGGCATTATTGTGTCCCCGCATTCTTTATTTCGATTGTGACGTTGACGTTAGTGCCCTTGGCCATAGCCTCGCGGGACACTTCCACGCGGATAGCGTTATCATCGAGCACATCCTCTGCGGACTGATAGAGCGCTGGCAGCGCCTGACATGAGGTCATAATGAACGGGACTAGAACAATAAGATATTTCATATTCTTGCCTTTGTGTTACGCCTATGATAGGATTTCGATACGATTAACTCATCAATGACATAGGAGATGTTTTTTGAAAAGTCTGATGATCTTTATTTGCATGTTTTTTTTCTTACAGGCGGAGGCGCATTCTTGTGATTGCTTAAACAAGGTTCATTTCCTCTGCATCTTGGCTGAAGCGGAATTGGATCAGGCATATTTTAAGGAGGTAAAGGATATCGCTTATTATCATGGCCGAGTCGATGCCATGGGCACCGCTTACTTCCAAATTCAGCAATCAGTAGGTCTCTGCCAGTGCGTGCGCATAGTTACCAAATTGCGAGATAAGGCCGAAAACCAGCTTGACCATGTCGAAAGATATAGCCACTGGGCACCGGACACCTGGTATTGGATAGGTAGCCTAAATGCATATTACGAGATTATAGAGGTTTTATCGGCAAATTCCACAATTTAAAAGCATTAGACCTCATAGGTGCCGGAGATGTAGCAGCTCGTTGCCGTATTAGATGCTAAAGAACTGTTTACGAGACTTCCTGATGCAGCTATGTAGCCATAAATGTTAGCAACTGTTGTAGTGCCTACGCCGTAACATATAATCGATGTAGCGGTTGCCACTAAGAAAGAACCCAAAGACACAAAACTAAATGGATAGCCGGTTTCAGTCGAGGCCGCAGCGAAAGGTAAACCGGCTAACTGAATAACTCCCGTTCCTGTATGGGCCGACCATGTTAGATTGACATGGAACGTTACCAGTCTTCCCACTTTTTGATAACGCCCCTGCTGTACACTATACGTTCCCGTTCCCGCCGTGGAGGCTCCTTGAATTGTCGGTGTGAATGTACCTACCTGTCCAGTATCGAGAGCGGGTAGCATCGTCTGGGTAGTAGGGTTAATGGTAATCGACGATCCACCGAAAGTAACGTTAGAATAGAAGAAAGTCCCCGCACCCGTGACCGCATTGGCCGCTGTGGATGTGATAGAGCCGCCGATCATAGTTGCCGAACATCCTGTCCCGATGCTAAGAGCTGCTTGATTGGAACTGCCGAATGTGCAATTGTAAAGTGTTGCGGTACCTGTTCCGGCAAGCGTTATTGTGGCCTGAGAAACAGAACTGAGCGTGCTGTAATAGGCCACTACAGAGCCGGTTGAGGATGTCGTAATAGGGCCTGCAGCTGCGCTCCATTGGGGCTGAAATAATCCGACAGCAATAGATGAATTCTGTGCCCATCCAATATTACATTTGCTTAGTCCTAGGCTGGTGCAGGAGGTTATATTAAACAGGCCGCCAGCCACGTTCCCGATGCATTCTGTGGCTGTTAGGAAGCATGATGCGTTGTTCGCGATCATGAAAAACTGGCCGGCTTCTACTACAATATTGCAGTTGACTAGACCTACACCGCATGCAGATGAACCTGTAAAACTGAAACACGATGCGCCATTCGTTGAGAATTGGAGACCACCGAACTGTGCTACTCCGGAGTAGTTACAGGTTATCAATCCCTTGAGGATGACATTACCCTCGAAGCCATCCGAAACGAAGCCGCAATAGTTAACCCCCGCCTTTGCCGACCAGTCCTCGGTATACGTCCCAGGGCGTATGAACACGGTTTCACCCGATACTGCATCGGCGCTAGCCGAGGCAATCGTGGTATGGGTTCCATTGGCCGCAGATGCGCTGACGATAAATTTAGCGGGTCCGTAGTTGTTGGTACTGACTGCGTGAGTAAAGGCCATTATCTATCCTTTTTTAATCCCTTATTCCAGTGAATTTCCGTGTGTTTACCATCACGCCACGAGCCACGTTCCAACCCAGCTTACAGCTAAGAAAAACCCTTGTGTTGCATCGAATCGAAGGGTTACTGCATCTCCAATTTGCGTACTTGTGAGCGTTCCCGCCGCGCTAGAAAGCAATGTCCCCATACGTATCTTTTGAGTTCCGACCGCTTGGATTACCAGGGCCCCTGCGGTGGTGCATACATAAATTATAAGGTCCCCATCAACCATGGTTACAGATGCAGGAAGCGTCCTTGTTACTGCTGCGGTGACGATTTCACCCGTATTTTGCTGACTTGTAGCGCTAAATCCGAATTGTGAGAAAAACGGGCTTTTGACCACTATGGTACTGCCACTCCCAAAAGTGACACTTCCTGACGATCCGGTTATAAAGAAATTGTTTGATCCGTCAGGATTGAGTTGGCCCCCATTGTTCCCCGTCAAATGCTCCACCGCCGCTCCACCACCAGCGAGCGATATCACAGGGTTACCTGCTATACCATCACCGTTTGTGATAGTTACACCTGCGCCTGGAGTTAGAGTTCGTCCATGGAAAACCGAAACGCCGTCGAAGGATTGAAACCCCGCTTCACTGATATTTAAGCTGTTGCCTGGTCCTGGCACGATATTGCTCCATAATATATTTTAGGTCGTGGTCCAAGTGCCCTCTGTCGAGATGGTATGCCATTCCGCATCAGCTAAGCGATACACCAACTCTAATACCGATCCTTCCGCTGTGCTAACCGCTGTCCCCGCAACTGACGATGAAGTGTTGCCGACTTGTATCGTCTGCCCAGCCGCTGCTTGGATTGTGACCACGCTAGCGCTGTCTACGTATACGATGATTGTTGCACCTTGCAACAAACCCGCCGTCACCGGAAGATTAACCGTCAATGCCCCAGTGCAAAAATAGCCGGTTTGTGGCACCGCAGTGAACGATATAGACTCGTCAAGCCATTGGAAGCCATCATTGATTACGGTTATTGTTATTGTATTGCCCGAACCAGCGGTGGTTGTCCCTGTCCCACCTAATACGTTGAGAATATTGGCTGCTGGTACTGCTGTCCCGCTGTTTGTTACAAACGATGTGGGGACCGAAGGAGGAACAGGGCCAGCCGCTAGATTTTTGATAATCTGGCTCATGTCGTCCTATGGGTAGTTAATGTAGGTATAGGAAATGGAGAAACTACCTGTAGCTGCTCCATTTCCATAAAATATGGTCCCCACAGGGAACGTATACATGTCATCATCTAAGACAAGCGCCTCACCAGCACTGAACGTTTTCCACGACACTATGCCTCCCCCTCCAATGGCAATCCCAAGCACGACAGCGGATGTGCTCTGATTGTCCAGAATTAGCTTTACAGGCGTGTATAGCAGCGTTCCGATCGCAACCTGGCTACCCGTCATAGCTGTGATCAGCTCGGGGGCGGGCAGCATTTGCTGGTTGATGATGAATACAGACATATTACTCCGCTTTTTCTATCGCTGGTGTGATATCTGGTTCCTGTTCTTTTTGCTCTTCCGCTTGAGTCGCTGCTTGTTGTTCCAGCTGCGCCTTGGCTTGGTCTTCGGCGTTGCCCACAAATTTCATGAATTGGCAAAGCGCGTCTTTGATCTCCGTCAAAGGTGCTGTGTTCCCGCAGATAAATGTATAGGTGTTATTTCCAATAACATGGTCTATCTGTACTGTGTTTTTCAACATGTTAGGTCCTTTGTTTGTTTTGTTATGCAGGCCTTACAATCATGTAGGCGTATGTGCTCACGTCACCGGTCTGGGTTGAACCAGGAGTCCCCAATATAACACTGGTTACAGTAAAACTTGCACCATTGCTAATTGTGTATGTTAGTTCGCCTAGGGTTGTGGAGGCTGCTACTGTCAAGCGCGTTAGCAAGATAACGTCGCCAGTAGCGATGTTTGTGTTTGCAATGGTCTGAGTTCCTGCTGTCAGCACACCCGTTCCGATGAAGTCGGTAACGGCCCCGTGGTGGACCTGGAGCATCTTGCCAGCAGAATTGATCAACAGGTTTCCGCCAGTGACTACAACACCTCCAGAACCTGCTTGAAGTGTGGTTGTCGATGTTGTCGATGTAGACCCAATGGTCACATTGCTTACCGAACCCGTACCGCCAATCGTGATTGTCTTAGCGCCTGTTCCTGAGCTACCGATAGCTATTGTCTGAGCTCCTGTGCCACCGCCAATTGTCATAGTACCTGTCGCTGCTCCTGTACCACCAAAATTAATCGTACCGGAGGTAACAGATGGCGCAAAAGTGAATGTACTTGTAGCTGCACCATCAAGGCTGAAGTTACCTGTTCCGACCAATTCGGTGATGCTCGAAGCACCAGTGCTGGAACCAATAGTTACGACGTTAGCGGAACCTGTGGCACCGATAGCTATGGTTTTTGTGCCTGTGCCTGAAGCGGCAATGTTGATTGTCTGTGCCCCTGTACCCGGAGCGATTGCTATAGTACCGGTCTGCAACCCAGTGCCACCAATAGTGATGGTTCCCGTAGTCATCGCAGTGCCCATGTTGATTGCACCTGCCACCTGAATCACACCCAGACTTAAGGTTCCTGCGCCAGCGCCGTTCATTATTTTAACGGCGTTGGTTCCACTAGACGAACCTAGAACTAAGTCTCCCGTTTGAGCAGTACCGCCAATCGTGATTGTTCCTGTAGTTGTGGATGCACCTACCGCATAAGTAGATGTCGCTGCCCCATCCAAAGAAAAGTTGCCTGTGCCGACCTTCAACGCCAAACTTGCTGCTGCGGTAACCGTACCAATGGTGATGATATTGCCAATTGCGCCAGTACCGATATTTATTGTCTTCACTCCCGTACCGCCAGTACCGATAGCGACGGTTTGTGCACCGGTGCCCGGTGCTATAGAAAGTGTACCGGTTTGCAAACCCGTACCCCCCACGGTAATAGTTCCCGTTGTCATGGCCGCGCCGATGTTAACAGCACCACCAACCTGAACGTTGGCGATATTAACCGTAGTAGCCCCTGCGCCATTGCCGATTAAGATGGAATTTGTGCCGGAACTGGATCCGAGGGTAATAGTGCCGGTCTGGGCAGTACCGCCGACGGTAATGGTTCCTGTCGTCATGCCTGCGCCCACATTGACCGCGCCCGCTACCTGGGT